TCAAACTATATCCCTGTTTTGGAAGATTTTACAAACTCGGATGCGGCTTTCTTTACTCTTACCCCATGTCCTATAGACCCGGAATGGGATATAGTAACATATTATACTTCCAGAAAAAAAGATTTATATCAAAATAGAGAAGGTGAAGGTGATTCTTGGATATATGTTCTAACTAATCCTACCATGCCAAACCTTATTAAAATTGGATATACAGATAAAACGCCAGATAAACGAGCATTTCAATTATCTCGCTCAACGGGTGTACCCTTAAAATTTAGCGTTGCTTATGCGTTTAAATGCTTTAATGCTCACGCATTAGAGATTGCAAATGAAAATAGATGAGGCTAAAGAGGCTATTTGGCTTTTGGGGGGCAGATATTTATAGATATAAATATTATATGATATGTTATGGGAGAAAATGAAAATTTAAAAAAACAAATTAAGGAACTTGAAAGAGAACTATATGATTCTATTCTATTTAAGGATGAATTATGGTTATATCATCCAAATAATCCAAATTATATTAATGTTATATCTGTGTTTAAAAAATTAGAGAATGAAATTGAATTAATTGAGCGTAAAATCAATGATTTAACGTTTAGATTAAATGCTTTAAATTAAAAGTCGATAAGATGGATTTAAATAAATTTTTCCGTGTTTTAAACGATGAAATTCAAATAAATGATGATCTTGAAAAATTCAAATCCTCCCCTTATTATAAATTAGGAATGTTTAATAAATTAATCCTGAATGGGTTAGGATTTAAAAAACAGGTTATCTCATTTTTTGAACGTAATGTTGAGGATGTTGATAAAGTTGAGATGGCTGGAGAATTTATGATTTATAATAGAGCATGGTTTTGGATAAGCCAATTTAAATGGGATGAGGAATGGGTTGAGGATTTGATGAAAATTGGAGATGAATATTTTTTAACTTCGATTAAATTAGCAATTCATTACTTTGAGGAAAATGAAGATTTTGAAAAATGTGCATTTTTGAAAAAAATACAAGACTTTCTTGAAAATAGCTTGGCCAAATAAAATATAAATTGTATACTTTGGGTGAGGAAAAAAAGATAACTATATAGATTAGAATATAGTAATATTGGATAATATTAGATAAATGATGGGTATATAAATATAATAACATAAATTATGAGGAATAAGGAATTAGCATTACGTAGAATACAAAGTATTCAATCAAAAGTAAAAACATTAAACTTGATTATCAATCGAGGTACTAATGAAGAAAGAGTTAATAGTTTAAAAGAATTAACAGAGTTATTAAATGATCTTCAATCTATTGTTGAAAGAGAAAATTAAAAAATAAAATAAGTTATGAATTTAACCGCAGAACAAATCCAATCCAATTGGGATGAATTAATGGAATATATTAATGAATATATTTCTGAACCACGTAAAGAAAAATTATTAGCCTTTTATGAAAAATATGCTGAGCGTTTAATGTTAATGCCTGCTGCTCATAAAAAAGAATATCATAATGCTTTCCCTGGAGGATATGTAGAACATGTTTTACGTGTTATTAGATGTGCTCTTAAACAAGCTGAATTATGGAATGATGAAGGGGCTGATATGTCTACTTTTACTGTTGAAGAATTAGTATTTTCAGCTTTAAATCATGATTTGGGAAAAATGGGAAGTGAAGAGGAAGAATCTTACATCCCCCAAACAGATAATTGGAGAAAGGAAAAATTAGGTGAGGATTATATGTTTAATACTAAAGTACCTTTTGCATCTGTTCCTGATAGAGGATTATTTCTCTTACAATCCCATAACATCCAGTATACTTTTAATGAGATGATTGCTATACAAACTCATGATGGTTTATATGATGAGGCAAATAAAAAATATCTTCTTTCATTTATGCCAGAACAAAAACCAAGAACATCTCTTCCTTTTATCTTACATCAGGCGGATTTAATGGCTGCTCGTATTGAATTTGAGCGTGAATGGTTACCTAGATTAAAAGAAGATAAAAAAGGGTTGGATGGTAAAAAAGGAAATTTTATATTATCCTCAACTAAAGAAAAATCTCCTAAAATGAAAGATAAAGCTTTAGGTTCTATTAAAAGTGAAGGTTTAAAAAATTTATTAAATAACATATGATTTTATATATTATAATAGGAGTATTATCATTATTAAGTATAATTTTAGGATTTACTACCTTTAATCTCTTAAGAAAACAAGAAAAAGCAGAAGATATTCTTCTAGAATATATAAAATATTTAGATTCTTTATCCCGAACAATTGAGATTTCAGATAAAAAAATAAAAGAAATAGATTATAAACAATCATTTGAATCAGATGATGAGGTTGGTTTCTTTTTTAAAGCTATTAAGCAAATCCAAGAAATCCTAAATGAATTTAAAGTAATTCGAATTACAAATGATAGTAACTAAAAAAAAAAGAGAGAAGAGAAGATATTTTACCCAAGAGACAGAAGATGCTATTGTAAGATATAATAATACTTCTGATTCAAAGGAAAGAAATAAAATATATGAAGAAGAAATTCATTATGCTTTTTTCAAATTAACTCAAAATATAATTCATGAAATTGAAATATTTTTATTATCTAAAATTCATCTCTTCAACCCAGAGAATGGAGCAAAAGCATTTTCATATTTTGGAACTATTGTAAAAAGATGGTTAATATTATATAACGATAAAAATTATAAAAAGAAAATAGATAAATCATCTATGGAAGATCTAGAGAATGATGAGAATTATTCTTATGTTTTGGATTCATTTTCACCCGATGATAAACTTTCTCATTTCATGAGTGAATATGTTACATTTATATCTGATAATATTTTTAATATTTTTCCTAAATCACATGATGCTCAAATAGCAGATTCTATATTAGAATTATTTAGAAAAAGAAAAGAAATAGATATATTTAATAAGAAAGCTCTTTATATCTATATACATGAAATGATAGATGTTAAAACTCCAAAAATAACTAAAATATCCAATACACTCCAGAGAATTTTCAAAGAAAACTATATATTTTATATAGAAAATGATTATATAGATTTTAAAAATAATTCTAACAAATATTTATTATCAAAATAACCTATGAGTAATTTCGATAAAAACATATTTGGTAAAAAAACATTCTCAGGAATTCTTCAAGAAATATATAATAACCAAAAGAAAAAAGAAGAACAAATATCTGCTTTAATAAATGAATTAAAGCCATTAATTAATGATATAGGAGATGCTACTCTTATAGTTCCATTAATTAAAGAATATATGGATCTAGCTATTAAAAATGATGAAGCATTAATTAAAATGGCTACTATTGTTCAACGAGCATTAAATTCTGAATCACCAGATGATGGTAATTTTGGAATGACTGAGGAAGAAAAAGCACAACTTTTAACTGAGGTAAAGAATTTTACTCCAAAAAAGAATGATTAATAGAGTAGGGCTTCCTGGTTTAGTTAAAAATTTATCTACTAATACAAAATCATCGGTAGGAAATACATCCCCAACATATATAACAGGGCGTGTATTGGATATTATATTAGATGAAAACCACCCAGATTTTTCTATTCAAGGAGAATGGAATTCTATAGGAACTATTCAATTTAAAATAGTATCCTCAGATAATGTAGGAAATATAAGATTTGCAAAACCATTATATCCTAATATAAAATGTTTTCCTATTATAAATGAGTTAGTAGTTATATTTCTTATAACTGTCCCATCAATAATAAATGAAAGTTATACTACTGAATATTATTATATGAATGGAGTATCATTTTGGAATCATCCTCACCATAACTCAACCCCTCTACCTTTTGAAAATAATTTACCTCCATCACAACAATTAGATTATCAACAAACCGAAGGTGGACTTGTTAGAAGAATAACTGATGGATCTTCTGAGATAGAATTAAATAGTCCTACTAATTCAAGTCAAAATACTTTTCAAGAAAAATCTAATATTCATCCTTTATTATCATTTTCAGGGGATATGATATATGAGGGTAGGTGGGGAAATAGTTTAAGATTAGGAAGTACTGCTAAATCTAAAAGTTTATATAATAATAATTGGTCATCTGTTGGAGAAAATGGAGATCCTATTACTGTAATTCGTAATGGGCAACCTAAAAATGTATCAACTGAGGGGTGGTTGCCTATAACAGAAGATATTTCTAGAGATTTATCATCTATCTATTTAACTTCTACCCAAAAAATCCCATTTAGTTTATCTAATGAAAATTTTATCTCTTATACAACCCCACCTATTACCCCAGCACAATATTCTAACCCTCAAATTATATTCAATTCAGATAGAATTATTTTAAACGCGAAATCTGATAGTATTTTAATTAGTGGACAAAATTCTGTTGGTTTATCCTCAAATGGGAGTATTAACGTAGAATCTACAGATTCTATCAATATAAGTAGTAAATTAATTAATTTAGGAGATAAAAATGCATCCCAATCAGTATTAAAAGGAGATGACACTGTAGAATATTTAAAAATATTAATTAATGAATTACAAAATATAGCTGAGGCTTTAAAAGTAATTCAAGATTGGCCTGGGGGAGTAGCTACTCCAAACCCAATTGCATTAACTGTAGCAAATTCTTCTTTACAAGTTTTTAATAAAGTTTATAATCAAATTGATGATATTAAATCTAAAATTGTTAAAACAGTATGATATATAGTATAAAAGGAACAGTTGTAGATGAACAATCAAAATCCCCAATTAATGGAGCTAAAATATCCATATCATCAACTGAATATACTCTTTCAGATAAAAATGGAGATTTTATCATAAATGGAGATATACCCGAAAATGAATTTATATCACTAATAATATCATCCCCAGGATATCAATTTGAGGAACCTGCTGTATATAAAGGAGATAATACTATAAAAAATAATATAGGAATAATCCAATTACAACCATTAATTCCTTCTATAGAACAAGATAAAATTAAATCATCTCAATTAGATCAATCTCAAGTTAAAAATTTAACCAAAGATAAAAAAGATGCATCTTATTATTCTCAAGAAATTATTTCTAATCAAATAAATACTTTAAAAAATACCCTACTCCCCTCAGTATTAACTATGATTGCTCCATTTGGGTTATCTCAAATAAACAATATCTCTCCCCAAGATTTTTCCAAATATATAGATCAAGCTACATGCCCAACAATATCTGAATTAGATAATTTAATAAAAAGAAAAAACCAATTAGTTAAACAATTAAATAATAGTTTAAATCTTATAAATAATACTACTAAAGCTTTAGGTATAACTGGAGGAATTATAGAAACATTAAATATAGCCTTTCAAATCTTAAAAAATACCCCAATCCCTTCAGCTGTTGCTGGGGTTGGACTTCCAATAAACGTTATATTAGCCGTACAAGATAATAAAGAAAGAATAGATAAATTAATAGGAAAATTAAGAAATGTAAATGTAGGTATATTATCTATAATTATAATTTTACGTCAAACCTTAATCCAAATTATTCAATTACTTAATTTATTAGACCAATTAATTCAAGAATGTTATCCTGAAGCTGAACAAGAAAAAATAGCATTTGAACTTAATCAACTAACCCAACAGCAATCAAACCAATTAGACCCAGTAGTTACAAATGTAAATGGTTTTGAAATGGGTGTGGAAACTGAAATAACTGAAAAGCCCCTAAAACGTAGAAGAGCACTTGCACGTAATAAACAAGGTGTGGTAATGTTAAAAGGAGAGTGGTCTTTCTCATCTATTGATCAGATATTAATAGATGAACTTGTATTTTATATACAACAAAATAATTTAAAAGCTGATTAATCTAATATTTATAATCATATGAAATCAATAGAATTAAAAAAATTTATTAAAGAAGCTGTAAGAGAAGCAATCCAAGAAGAATTAAAAGATATTCTTTTAGAAGCAGTTCGTGCCCCAAAAACTCAAATTGTTAAAGAACATATGATTCCTCAAGTTGATATTTCTTCTAGACCACCAGATATAACAATGGATAAAAGAAAAGCTTATATGGATATTTTAGGAGAAACCGCTTTAAATCTTACATCTCAGGATGTACCTAAATTTTCACCACAAGGTGTAGATTCTATAAATGGTACTCTTCCAAATGGGGAAGTAGGAATGGATCAAATTATGAATTTAATGGTTGGTAAATAATGGCTTTTAACCCACAACAAATATTTCCATTAGATTTAAATCCTAATAAAGCTATTGGGGTAAATATTCCATTTAATGGTCCGGTTGCATTTACCTCAAATTATTTAACTAAAGATTCAATTAAGAATAATCTGATAAATTTTTTTTTAACTAATCCTGGAGAAAGATATCTTAATCCAAATTTTGGGGGAGGATTAAAAAATTTCATATTTGAAAATATATTAAATGACTCCACAGATTTCCTTATAGAAGATATAACTAATAAAATATCTACATTTTTCCCGAATGTTAATATAAATTCATTGAATATATCTAAAGTAGATGATCAAAATAATATTAAAATTGATTTGTCATATAATATAATAAACACAAATATTACAGATAATCTTGAAATTGAATTTGAATAATGAGCACACCTAAAAGAGATATTAAATACATAAATCGAGATTTTTCCGATTTTAGAGAAAGATTAATTGAATATGCTAAGGTATATTTTCCTAATACATATAATGATTTTTCTCCATCATCGCCCGGGATGATGTTTATGGAACAAGCCTCATATGTGGGTGATGTTTTAAGTTTTTATTTAGATAACCAATTTCAAGAAAATTTTATCCAATATGCTAGACAAACAAATAATATATTTGAATTAGCATATATGTTTGGATATAAACCAAAAACCACTGGTGTTGCTCAAACTACAATTGATATATATCAACAATTACCTGCTATAACTATAGGAGGAGAAACAGTACCTGATTTTAATTATGTATTAACAGTTAATGAAAATGCAACTATATCAACCCCAAATGGCTCAACATTTTTAATTCAAGATAAATTAGATTTTTCCATTTCATCCTCTCAAGACCCAACAGAAATTTCCATATACCAAATTTCAGGGAATACCCCCCAATATTATCTTTTAAAAAAAAGTAGATCAGCTATCTCAGCAACTATAAAAAATCAAACCTTTAGTTTTACAACTCCTGAACCATTTACTACTATAGAAATAGAAGATTCAAATATTATAGGAATACTTGATATAATAGACTCTGATGGAAATATATGGTATGAAGTTGATCATTTAGCTCAAGAAATGATATATAAACCATTATTAAATACTAACCCAAACGATCCAAACAATTTCCAAAACTCAGGACAAGTTCCTTATTTATTAAGGTTGGAAAAAATCCAAAGGAGATTTTCAACTCGTTTTACATCATTAAACACCCTCCAAATCCAATTCGGAGCAGGTACATCAGATGATAATGATGAAGAAATTATACCTAACTCAAATAATATAGGATTAGGTCTTCCATTTAAGAAAGATAAATTAACTGCAGCATATTCTCCAACTAATTTCCTTTATACAAAAACATATGGTATTTCTCCTTCCAATACTACTTTATCAATTAGATATTTAACTGGAGGGGGAGTAAACTCAAATGTTGATGCTAATGCATTAGTTAATTTAAATACATCGAATGTAAAATTTAATAATATAAATCTTAATCCAACTACAGCAAATTATATTTTTACCTCTATTTCCTCCACAAACCCTATCCCAGCATCAGGAGGTAAAGGTGGAGATACATTAGAAGAAATAAGACAAAATACCTTATCTCTTATAGCATCACAAAAACGCTCAGTAACTGCTGATGATTATTTAGTAAGAGCTTTAAGTATGCCATCCCAGTATGGAAGCATATCTAAAGCATATATCGAACAACCTAAATTAACTGATAGACAAATATCAACCCAAGAAACATTAAATTTATATTGTTTATCTTTAAATTCCTCAGGTCAATTAGATTACCCATCAGATACTCTTAAAAATAATCTCAGATCATATCTCTCTCAAAATAGAATAATAGGAGATAACATTGATATAAAAAATGCATATATCATTAATATCAGAGTAAATTTTGAAATTATAGTACTCCCAGAATATAATAATAATGAGATATTACTTAATTGTATAAATTCTTTAAAAGGATATTTTAATACAAATAATTGGCAAATAAATCAACCAATCCTACTAAGAGATATTTATATTAACTTAGATAAAATTTTAGGAGTTCAAACTGTCAAAGATGTTCAAATTTCCAATATAGCTGGTACTACATTAGGATATTCTGAATATGCATATGATATATCAGGAGCTATACAAAATCAAGTTATATATCCTTCATTAGATCCAAGTATATTTGAAGTTAGATATCCTGATTTAGATATTAAAGGTCGTGTATCTCCTCTATAATCAAATATTTATAATAAAAAATGGCTGTTTATAAATTATTCCCTTCACAGGATGCAACAATATATTCTTATTATCCAGTAATGAATACTGGATTAGATGCTATATGTGAAATATACAATTCATTAAATATTGCTGGGGGCCCTAATATTTCTAGATTTTTAACTCAATTTAATCAACAAGAATTAGAAAATGTACTAAATAACATCATAGGGAATAAACCTTGGGAAGCCTATTTTAATTCATTTATAGCAACTGCTCAAGGTATTAATTCAGAATATACATTAGAGGTATGGCCTGTTGCTCAAGATTGGAATAATGGGACAGGTGAATATCTAGATTCCCCTCAAACGACAGATGGAGTATCTTGGGTATTTCCAACCACATCAGGATCTGGAAATTGGAATATAATTGGTTCTGTAGGAACTGAATTATATACATCATCTTTCAATTCATCATTTTCATCTCAAGGTGGTGGAAACTGGTTTTATTCTGGATCTAATACACCATCATATAAAGTAACTCAATCATTTAATTTAAGAGATTTAAAAGATTTTAACTTAGATGTAACTAATATAGTAAATAAATGGTATAGTGGTTCTATTCCAAATTATGGTTTTATTACAAAATGGGAAGATTCTATTGAATTTAATACAAGTTCATTTAATCAACCAATTTTAAAATATTATAGTGTTGATACTAATACTATTTATCCTCCCCAATTAGAATTCAGATGGAGAGATTTTTCCACAGTTTTAACCGGTTCACTCTCATCTAAGATAGTTACCACTACTAATTTAAAACTTTCCCTAGATGAAAACCCAGGTACTTTTTTCCCTGAAAGTATTAATAGATTTAAAATAAATGTAAGTCCATTATACCCTACTAGAGTATTTCAAACTACATCACTATATACTAATCAATATTTTCTTCCAACATCATCATATTTTGCTATAAAAGACTTGGATACTAATGAATTTATTATTAACTTTGATGAACTTTATACCCAAATAAGCTCAAACAGTAGTGGAAATTATTTTGATGTTTATATGAGTGGGTTAGAACCTGAAAGATATTATAAAATACTAATAAAAGTAATACTTAATGGTTCTACTAAAATATTTGATGATGATTATTATTTTAAAATTGTTAATGGATGAGTAATGAGATAAAATTTAATAAACAAGTATTTAATAAAAATAATTATCAAAAAATTATAGATACTTCATTTAAACAACTTGGTGTGAAAACTATCCAAGAACAGTTAGATGAACAACCCACAGTTGAAGAATTTTTTGAGTTATATAATGAATTATTTTATAATATACCTGAATTAGGAAATAATTCACATGAATCTTTAATACAAAAAAGTAGTGAATATATAAATTTTGATCCTAATCAAGAAATAATAGAGGCTCTTCAAGCAGAAATATCTCAATTAAGAATAGATCTCCTTGAAACTCAAAAACAATTAATTGAATCCCAAACTGGAACTAATTTAATCTAATAAATTTAATGGCTGCCGAAATTATTCAAATAGACCCTCAGGATTTAACTACTCAAATATATGAATCTCAAGATACGAATTTAATTCCATCTTTTGAAATAAATACTGCTTTAACAAGCGATAGTTATATTGAATTTTTTATATATGATTTAAATAAAAATTTAATATCATCTGATTCAAACTTCACTCAATATTCAATATTAAATGATGGTCAATCATCCCAAAATAATGAATTAAATCAAATTAATATAGATCCTGAACAAAATCTTATCAATAATGGATTTGATCAAGGAAGTTATATAACATATTATAATTTTTTAAATAAAAAAATAGGCTCCCCTATAGAACTTCTCTATATATCAGAGATATCTTCAGATAGAACTGAAATAAGATTGGATAGTACTACTTTATCTTCTCAAGATATTATAGAAAAAACCAATCAATTTATAGAGGAAAGAGAATCAAGTTCATATTTTTTAGATTTTTTATTAAATTTTGGAGAAAATATTCTTTTTATATCAAATAATATAAGATTAGATGAGACTGATCCTTCTAATCCTACCATTTTAATAAAACTATATGAACCTCTCCCAGAAGAAATAAATCTAAACGATACATTATTTATTGTATCAACTCTAGAAGAACCATTAGCTTACCAAATCATATTCCCTGAAGAGGAAATCATATTTAACGATACTACTCCAATACAAGGTCCAAATTTTAATATCCAACTTCAAGACCAAATAAATAATTCAACATCAGAATTATCATACTCTGATTTAGTATCAACTACATCATTAAGTTCATTTAATCAAATTAATAGTTTATTAGAGGAAAAAGAAATAGATATTAATATTGATTATACTGATTTTAATAATTTTACCCATTTTAGTTCAGCTAAAACAAGATTAGAAAATTTTTTCTATAAAGTAAGTTTAATAGAAGGATATTCATCATCTATATCAATTATTGATTCTAATATTACAGGCTCAACATCATCATCTTTAGTAGTAAGTGAAAGTAAAACTATACTAGAAAATAAAATATCAGATATAATTAAAAACTTTGATGGTTATGATTATTATCTATACTATTCAAGTGAATCATTTGCATATCCAAAATCAACAACAGAACCACCATATCAATTATATCCAACAACAGATCCGACAGTTGTAACTTGGTTCTCTAATATCATCACCTCAGCATCAATATATGATCAAGATAATAAAGATAACTTATTATTTTCAATTCCAGAATATTTAAGAGAAGATGCAGATAATAAACCATATGAATTATTTGTTGATATGGTTGCTCAACATTTTGATAATATTTGGATATATTATAAAGATATAACTGAAAAATATAATAATGATAATAGATTAGAATATGGTATATCAAAAGATTTAGTAGCAGATGCCATTAGAGATTTTGGAATTAAATTATACCAAAATAATTTCTCAAACCAAGATTTATACACAGCATTTCTAGGATTAACTCCTGAAGGGTCTTTATTTCCCTTCCCACAAATAACAGGATCATTACCAACCCCATCAGGATTTGAATATGTTGATACTCTCATATCAGCATCCAATGATTATATACCGTTAGATGATGTTAATAAATCGCTATATAAACGCATTTATCATAATTTGCCATACCTGCTTAAAACCAAAGGTACTCTACC